CATATTGACGGCAATTTAAACAACAATGAACTTATTAATCTTAGGACTATATGTTTAAATTGCGTAGAAATTGTAAAGAAAAAAGAACTTACATGGAAACAAGGAGATTTAGAAATAGATTAACTTAATTTCAGCATGTGCTTTATATAAGAATGCAAGTCATCAATAGTACCATCATTGTGTATCTCATGATCATACTCTAGTCCAACACTGCTATATTCACTGGGATGTATTCCTAATTTCTGTATCTTGTCTTTAGATAGTGCCCAACCAATATATGTGGGCCCTTTATTCACTGCAATAGCATCATCATACCATTCAGGTTTTTGTCCCCTGTGTACTCTGATTGTGGTTCCGCCTAATCGCTTGATTGCATTAATTTCGTTAGGAAATCGAGTGTCCGTTATAACAATATCGTCTTTTGTTTGGCGCAGTTTATTTTCTAGACTAGCCACCCAAATATCATTATGAAAGGCTTGTCTACCTACTTCAGTTCCCCACTGCTGCAATACAATTCTAGGGGTTATTTCCATGTCTAATCTATCAGACCACCAGTCATCACGTTGTTCACGCCATTCCCTACTATGCCTAGAAGTACCTTCAAGTAATTCACGATCCCAACTAAAGATACGTGATACAGCATCTTTTAATGACCCTGCCCAAGATTCTTTTTTGAATCCATGATGTGTAATGAGATAATTGGCAACTGTATCTTTGCCTGAGGCTATAAAACCGGTAACGCTAATAATCATTTTTTCTCCCTGTAACATAACAATTATATTACAGAAAAAGAATTTTTCATAGTGTTTAGGTTAACCTTGGATCCATGTTAACGGGGCGGAAAAGTCCACATAGCGTTTCAAGTCATCTATTAACTGATTTTGTTGCGCTAGTCCCTCAGCCTTTAGTGCAGTGCCGTTAAGTGTTGTACCACCTCCCGGACCAACTATGCTTCCAAACTTTTCACGTGCTTCACCAATGGTTAGTTTTAATGTTGCTAATGTGAAGTCTCCGATCCAAATACCAGAACCCGGATCTTGTAATAATATTTCTTCAGACTTTTGTAGGTCTCCCCAAATTAGTATTTGCTCACCGGATCCTTTTGGATCACGTACTATTTTGAGTTCTTTTGTTACTGGATTGAAAGTATATACAACATAACCACCAAACATACGTGCAGCTAATTCAACATATCCTGCATACATTTCATATGTAGCAAGTCCACCTGCGTAATTATAGTTAAGTAAGTATGTATTAAGAATTGCACTGCTAAATGGATCAAAACTACTTGCCGCAGGACCAGTTTCTAAACCAACTGTGCGTCTAAAAACTTGTCTTACATTAATAAACTCTTGCGGCAGTGTATACGTATTGACATGAGTTTGTATGCCCATTAACGTATAGGATTCTTCAGTTGAATTTTGAGCACGTTGCCTGTATATTTTTATAGCATACTGATATGCAGCTTCATAATGAGCTGGATCTAACTCTAAGTCAATTATCCCACTACCCAAACGTAAGCCTAGGTTTTTAAATAATTCTTCTTTAAGTTGGTCTAATGAAAGTGCTGTTGCCATAATTGTTTACCTGATTTGATATTGTATTTATCAGGTAAACAACTATATGGCAGGTAAAATCTAGTTATTTTACCGACGCAGAGCAGGAGGTACAATCAATGGTCGTACTATTGGTGCCATTGGTGGGAGTTTTATCATTGACGGAGTAAGTATTGAGCGTGTTACTGGTGCCACTACTGCTGCCGGCGGAGGGTTTATCATTGATGGAGTGAGTGATGAAGTTGGGACTGATGAAAGAGTTGGTGCTTGGTCTGATATTGGCACCAGTGATAACAATGGAGGATTTTTTATCGATGGTGGCGGTGGATATGGTTGATATACCACCGGTGGCACTATTACTGGTGGAGATACTACTGGTTTAGATATTATTGGTAAATTCATTGCTGGGTTGGGTGTCACTGGTACCAGTGTTATTGTTGGGCACGGTGTCGGCAAAACAGACATTGTTGGGGGCAACGTCTCATCAGATTTTACTAATTCGCAACCAATAGCAGGTGATAAAACAAATAGTAGTGTAATTGCAAGATATTTCATAGATCATTTTCCTTTCTGTTTTCTGAATAATAAGGATCAAACATACCACCCGGATAACGTGCTTCTAGTTTTTTTACATTCTCTGCTATCACTTCATTTGGATCTAAGTTTAATGCACGACAAGCATTAATCCAATACCACATAATATCACCAAGTTCACGTTTCATATGAAACAGATTTTCATGTGTGAGTGGTTTACCTTGAAAAAGCATTTTTTTGGGTATCTCACAAAACTCACCTGTTTCAGCAGCAAGCCCTAGTGCACCGGTGATCAACAATGGAACATTAACATCTGGGCCATGTGCATCAGTTTCAAAACTATAATTACCGTCTAATTCATCCAAACGATTCATAAAAGTAGTTAAGTCGTTGCTTGGCTTTGAAGTGACCTCTTTTACAAAGTCACTGTATTTATTTAAATCAATGTTCATTTTTCATAGTCCTAACATCATGTATAATCAACGCTACTACTAAAAGTTGAAAAGTTCCCCAGATATTGTTCCCATTGTGAAAATCAGTTAAGGCAGTAAGAAAAGCAAGTATTGCTACTGTGATCCCGATTGGTTTACGATTTCTTGAATACCACAATAAAATTTTCTCTAACATATAATTTCTCCATTAAAATGATTTAAGTATTATCATATTTTCATTGAATCTACCATTAGGCACAGTACCTACTGATTTGATTTCTTTGAAATATTTACGTGCTGCTGGTTTACTGCCCATGATCTCTTTTAATTGCTCTGCTGGTTTACGTAATGTTTTTACTTCACTATTAGTAGCATCAAAGCCAAGTAGTGTATTACCCTTAACAGTAAATGTCTTACTGTATTCGTCAGCGATAAAATGATACAGTTTACGTTTTGCTGTATCATATACCCATGCTTCACTAGCACCGGGAAGTTTAGTTGGATGCACACTTACTAAATCTAGTTTAGCCGCATCATCTTTAAACTCTTTAAGATACTTGAGTTTAGATATAATTTTTTCTACTGGAACTGCTTTGCGTTTACGTGGGGTCTTTGTTGCTTTTTTAACAGTGATATAACTATTGAGATCACTGATTACAGTTTCAATAGCCTTAATTATGTTTTTGATTTGTACTTTACCAAACTGGCTGTAGCCTTCAACTAACTGCTCGTCCTTACCCTCTAACACTTCTTCAAGTTCATTTAATTCTTTTTTCCAAACTTCTAGAATAATAGGAATATGTTGCGGGAGAATGTTGTACTTTGCAAGTATGTCGATTGGCTTGCCCGGCAAATTCCCTTTAGCCCCTGCTTGAACAAACTCATCAAACAATCCTAACATTTCACCTGTTGCTTCACGTGCCTTTTCACGCATAATTTCTTGTACGTTGGGGCGATTAGCTTCGATTTTTTCTTCTTCAACAACTTCTTGTGGTGCCAAACCTGATCTAAAAACAGTTTCTGGTTTATGTACGCAATTCATGAGGCGAGTAATTTCATTTTGCAATGTCATTTCTTCGTGTTCAGTTAATTGCAGACCACGTAATGTTAAGCGTGATAACCAACATAATGTAGTTAAGATTTCACTTTCTGGGGTTTTCGCTAATACCTTAGCGTCTGCCTTTCTGTCGTTTAATTCTAGATACTGGATAAGTAATTCTTTGCCCTCTTTACGACCATAGTATCTATTGTACCACGTAAATGCACGTGCCAGTGAACTGGCCCTAATTTCGCTGTCGGGCTGTATTGTAAAGAATGGTTCATCACCTGTATATTTGGTATCAGTATCTTTTGGGTTAAGTGCTTTAATAAGTGTACTGTCGTTGGTTTTTGATTTGCGGGTCATATTGCACTCCTACTAGTAATAATGAACTGCTATTATAGCATACCCTGTATTTAACTGCAACCGTGAATAGTTAACAAAAGAACAACACTATACCGCGATAAATACTAAATAAATTGGATTCAGACATGCCCAAACTCTCACTTTACCGCAATGAAAAGAGCAACGACTATAAATTTTTTGATAAGACAATATCGGAAATGTTTACGGTTGGTGCTACTGACCTTTATATACACAAATACGCCGGTGTTCAGGACCAAGGTTCAAGTAAAGATAAGTCGCAACCACAGTATGATAAATTGGACCCAACTAATATACAAGACTTGTTATTTTTGGAAAACCGTGATAGAAAGTATGAGTCAGATATTTACAGACTTCGTGGGCATTACAATACACAAAATCTAGATTTTGACTTAAGTCAATTTGGATTATTCTTAACCAATGATGTTGTCTTTATCACTATTCATTATAATGATATGATAACTACCATTGGAAGAAAACTAATGGTAGGTGACGTTTTAGAATTACCCCACTTAACAGACTATCATCCACTTAATGATAAGATTCCTGCAGCACTTCGCAGATACTATCAAGTCACTGATGGCAACTATGCCAGTGAGGGATTTAGTCAGACATGGTTCCCGCATTTGTGGAGAGTTAAATGTGAACCATTAGTAGATAGTCAAGAATTTTCTAATATATTAGAACAACCAACAAATAAAGATAATTATTTGGGTGATTGGGATAAAACTAAAACATATGTTCCTGGATATGTAGTAAGTTATGGTGGTAAAAATTATACACCAATAACAGATGTTCCTGAAGGAGTTCCTTGCACAGATC